GGGGGGGTGGCGGGTGGGGCGGAGCGGGGGGGCGCTGAGGCGACCGCCGTTGTGCTGCCGAACCCAGTGGGGCGTCCTTTGATGGTTGCTCTGGTGGTGGGGGCTGACCTGCGCCGCCCGTTTGGGCGCTCACGGATTACGCGGGCGGTCATGTCGCTCACGGATTCGGCGGTGCGTACGATTGTGCGTTCCGAGGTCGCGGCGGAGTTTTTCTCGACGCCGCAGCGCGCTATTTTGGGCGCGGACCCGGAGGCGTTGGAAGCGTCGAAGTGGGACGCAGTCATGTCGAAGATGCTCGCGATCAGTAGGGATGAGAACGGTGAGCTGCCGCAGATTCAGCAGTTCTCACAGATGTCGATGCAACCGCACACTGAGCAGTTGCGACAGTGGGCGGCGTTGCTGGCGGCAGAGTCGTCTATCCCGTTGGATGAGCTTGGTTTTCCCTCTGATAACCCTTCGAGTGATTCAGCGATTCAGTCGCAGCGCGACCCGTTGCGGCTGGCGGCGGAGCGCTGCATCAGGGGGTTCCAGTCTGCGTTGCGTCAGGTTGCTGTGCTGACGGTGGCTTTGCAGCATGGGTGGGAAACTGCCCAGGAGTCAACAAATGTACAGGCGCACTTCGCACCGACGGTGCATGTATCGGATGCAGCTGCGGCGGATGCTGTGCTGAAGCAGGTGCAGGTCATGCCGTGGCTCGCGGAATCCGGCGTGGTGTTGGAGAAGCTCGGATACAGTGCGGCGACGGCGGAGCGGCTCATGAGTGATAAGCGGCGTGCCGAAGGCGTCCAGGCTCTTGGGTTCTATAAGCAGTACAAGGAACGCAAGGATGCTGAGAAGGCGCAGCGGCAGGAGAAGCTCGCGAAGCAACCGCTGGGTGAGTTTGAAGTAACAGAATAACGGAATGATAGCGAGGTACCCCCGGTATGGATATGCAGGATATTAGGTACCTCGCCGAAGGCTTGAACGGTATCGTGGCGGAGGCTACAGATCTGTTTGAGGCACGCATCAGGGAGCTTGTTGAGCAGGGTGCACCGTGGGAGCTGGTGCGTGAAGAAGCACGCCGCATGTTCATCTCACTGGTGGACGGATACCGTGTGCAGGCTGAAGCTTCGGGGGAGGAATGGTACCGGTATCTGCGGGAGCTCGCTGTGGGGGAGGCCGCAGGGTTGCCTTCTGTTGAGGTGCCGCTGGTGGAGCGCAGGAAGTTGAGCTCTGCTGTCTGGTGGGCTTCGCAGTGGCTAGAAGAGCCGAACGTGGATGTGGAGCGTGCGCTGGCGGTGTTATCCGAGCGGCTCGACCAGTTCATCAAACATGCTGGGCGCGAGAAGGTTACCCAGCTTGCGGTGGCTGATCCGGCAGCGAAGCGTTTCGGGCGTGTGCCGGTGGGCTCCACCTGCACCTGGTGCGAGATGCTCGCTTCGCGCGGGTTCGTCTACACTAGCCCTAAAAGCGCCGGTATGTTTATGCGGTTCCATTACAAGTGCGATTGCCAGGTGGTGCCCGGGTTTGAGGGCAAGAACCCGGTGGAGGGTTACGATCCTGGCGTGTATAAGGCTCGGTATGAGGCGGCTGTTGCGGCGTTGCGTGCGGAGTCGAAGCCTGGAACACGCTTTGTTGATCGGGATGTGGCGTGGCGGATGGGTGTGATGTTTCCCGAGGTGTACGGCCGTAAATCGGCGGCTCTGGCATGGGAGGGTGAGACTATCCCTCTTGGAGATGGTGTTGCTGCACGTGTGGCGGCAAAGCATACCAAGCAGGATGCTCAAGCGTTGCAGCGCTGGGCAGAAGGTAAACAGCCAGATGGGATACCGTATTATGTGCGTCTGCAGAAGGCGATTCTGGGTGAGATTCCCTGGACTCGTGAGCTGAAAAAGCTTCGTCGCGAGTTGGATAGCGCGATTGACCGGTCTGTGGTCTTGGAGTCGTTTACGGTATCGCGGTGGGCACCATTAGAGACTTTCGGTGTGGGCAAGATTGAGGAAATATACTCGCTTCGAGGCTCATTCATAGAGCACAGACCGTATATCGCTGCTGCTGATAAACCTAGTGGGGTAAAAACTAGTAGTGGACGAGTTCAGATGCACGTGTACGTTCCTGCGGGGTCTGGGCTCGCGCCGGTGTGGACACACACAGAGAAATATCGGGGCCAGCGAGAAATTCTGTTGTTACGAGGTGGTATGCTAGACATAATAGACGTCATGAGTATGCCTGACGGTTCCCCGCTGGTTTTTGCATATTATCAGGAGGTTCCCCATGAGTAGCGAGATCGCAGAAGAAGCTTACGATTATCGTGAAGACCCTGAGTATTGGCGTGCCCCGTTCGATTTTACGAAGCCCATATCTGATGCAAATACTCCGGAGGGGTGGATGCGTGCTGAGTTGAAAGGGCGTTTTTTCAACGCTCCGGTGGCACGCCCTGGTGCCGAATATGAGTGGGGTTTAGCAGAGATTAAGCGTAGGAACGAAGCTAAGGAATTCCCCTTCAGATATAGCGAAGTAACCAGGTTGTATCGTGAGAAGGTAGCTAATGGTGAGTTGCCAGATGTTTATGCTGGCACTCCATACGATTTGGCGCTTCTGCCTTTCTAACATAGTTTCCCTTTCCGTCCGGGGTTTTGGGCGGCATAACCGAATATAGAACATATTTTTTACAACACCACCCGTGTAGACGAGTTTTCGTCTGCGCCGGGTGGTGTTGGTGCTTAAGAAGCAATGAGCAACCCTATGAGTGAGAACACCACAGTCGAGACGGCAGAAGCCTCCGAGCAGCCGCAGGTAACCCCCGCGGATGTCGCGGCGGCGCAGCACGAGCACATGGAGGAACCCGCGTTCCGCACCATCACCTCACAGCGCCAGCTTGACACCATTATCGCCGAGCGACTCAAGCGTGAACGTGCAAAGTTTGCCGACTACGCCGACCTGCGCGAGAAGGCAGCCACCGTGGACGAGCTGACCACTCGCGCCGAGCAGGCCGAAGGGCGTCTAGCCGAGCTCGAGCACGCGGAGAAGGTACGCGGATGGCGTGAAGCCGCCGCCGCCGAGTACGGTGTTCCCGCTTCCGCCCTGCGCGGGGAGACGCAGAAGGAGCTGACCGAACACGCGGCGCTCCTGTCTGAGCTGCTCCACGGCGGTGCTACCGGTGGTGCGGCGGGTAACCGCACCGTCATCAAGACCGAGGGTGAAGGTGCGGGGCTTGCGCTCAATGGCGACCCGCTACTGGACAAGCTCAAGGGCGTCCTCGGCATCTAGCTAATCCTCTTCTAGGAAAGGAAAAACCGTTATGGCTATTACCGCCGCAACTAAGACCAGCAACCTCGCCGGGTTTATCCGCCCCGAGATTGCGCAGGCATACTTCGCAGAGGTTCAGAAGGCCTCTGTGGTGCAGTCTCTGGCGCGTCAGGTGCCTCTCTCTGTCTCTGGTGAGGCTATCCCCGTACTGACTGAGAAGCCCACCGCCTCCTGGGTGGAAGAAGGCGCTAAGAAGCCCACCACCCAGGCGGGGCTGACCATGAAGACCATGACCCCGAAGAAGATTGCCGCCATCGCGGTGGTCTCCGCCGAGGTCGTCCGTGCGAACCCCGGTAATTACATGGAAGTCCTTCGTCAGGAGATTGCGGAGTCGTTTGCTCGCGCGTTTGACGATGCCGTTATTCACGGCACCTCGAACCCGTTCGGTGTTGGTACTAACCTCGCCTCCACCAGTAAGGCTGTGAAGCTTGGTACTTCTCCCGCGAACAAGGGCGGTATCTTTGCCGACCTGAACTCGGGTCTGGATCTGCTGGTGAAGGACAAGAAGAAGCTCAACGGCTTCGTGTTCGATGACGTTGCTGAGCCGCTGTTTAACGCCTCGGTGGATGCTAACGGCCGCCCGCTGTTCGTGCCTGAGCCGACCGTAGCAACCGCTGCTGTGCGTTCCGGTACCGTGCTGGGTCGTCCTGCTTCGTTCGCTGATACCGTGGCGAACGGTACCGCTGCCGGTTCGGTGGTCGGTATCGGTGGTGACTTCTCGAAGGCGCTGTGGGGCACTGTGGGTGGCATCAACTTCGATGTGTCCACCGAGTCCACCGTGACTATTGGCAACCAGCTGGTCTCTCTGTGGGAGAACAACCTGGTCGCGATTCGCGCCGAGGCAGAGTTCGGTTGGCTCATTGAGTCCAACGCCCACTTCGTGAAGTACACCCTGTAGGCACAATGGCAGTCTCTCGATTCCCTCAGCTGACTGCCGACGACCTGCGCGCCCGCTGGCCTGACATGCCTCCTGGAGCAGACTCTCACGCAGAGGTGCTCCTGGAGGACGCAGGGGTGTACATCCGAGCGGTTGCCCCGAATTGGGAAGACCTAGACCCGGATGCAATCGCAATCGTTGCCTGCCGTATGGTCAAGCGCAGCATGTCTGCCGGCCAGCTCATTGACGGAGCGTCGTCTCTGTCTCAGACAGCTGGACCGTTCAACCAGCAGGTCACGTTTGCCAACCCGAACGGAGACCTATACCTGACGAAGGCGGATAAGAAGCTACTGGGTATCGGCACGCAGAAATTCAGCACCTACGACATGCTCAGCACTAGGCGGGAGGTGCCGAATGTGGCTTACTCAGCGATTCCTTATTCAGCACTTGGCAAGGATTGAGGAAGCAGAGGACAGCTGGGGTACCAAACACTCCGTGTGGGCCGCCCCGGTAGAGGTCGAGGTCTTCGGCTGGGCACCGCCGTCACCTGACACAGAAATAAGGGACATCGGTACGGGCACCCGCCGTGCCCTCTCCCTCTATGCGGCGACCGGGTTTGCCCGCCCTGGCGACCACGTCGTCGTAGAAGGCGAACGCTATGAGGCTATCGGCTACCCCGAAGACTTCACCCACGGACCCTTCGGCTTCCCCGCGGGCTACCGAATCAATCTACAACGAGTGGAAGGGTAACAGCATGGGGAAAGCGAAAGTTGAGCTCAACCTCGCAGGCTTCTACGCGCTCCGCACCTCACCCGAGATGCAAGCAATCCTCTCCGCCAAGGCGGGAGAAATTCGCAACCGCGCCGGTGACGGTTTCTCCTCAGGAGTAAAGGCAGGACCCAAAACGGCGGTCGCCCGCGTCTGGCCAAACGGGAAGGCTGGCATGCGCGCCGAAGCAAAGAACGGCGCACTATCCAAGGCAGTCGGAGGGTGGGGAGGTAGCAAATAGTGGCAGCTGAAGTCATCCAATACGGAGATGTCTATAGCCGCATCCGCAGCATCCTCACCACCCACCTCAACGTGCCTGTCTACGTCGCGCGTATCCCCAATCCCCGTCCCGATAAGTTCATCGTCATCACCCCATCAGGCGGCGACGAGAAATCAGTCACCCACGCATCACGGTCAATGATCCTCGACGTGTGGGCAGCGCGGGAGAGCGAAGCATACGCGCTCGCTGAGAAGGCAAGCGCGTATCTGCGTGCAACGAAGAACAACGTCAGCGATGAGGTTCTCATCTATTCGGTCTCTCCATTGGGTGGGATTGTGTGGATGCCAGACCCCGACGCCGACGTTCCCCGTTTTCGACAGAACTGGCAGGCCATCTGCCGCGGCACTGTCATTGACACATTGAATTAACCATCAACGAAAGGAACCCCAATGGCTAACGTT